ACCAAGGCCCTTGAAGAGCTAGCAGAGCTTCAACTAATTCTAGCCAGATACAATCATGAGCCAGCACGATACTTATCTGCTGAACCCATCATTGATGAGATTGCAGACGTGGCAATCATGAACCATCAGCTCGCGTGCATGTTTGGTTACGCGGCAGTCTCTGAACGTATTGATTTCAAGATTGAGCGATTGAAAAAGCTCATAGACAATTCATAACCATCCGGGGGGAATGTTATGCCTTTGATTAAAAGTAAGTCAAAAGAAGTAGTGTCTGAGAATATCTCAGAACTCGTAAAGAGCGGTAAGCCCCAGAAGCAAGCCATTGCCATCGCACTAGCTACTAAACGTGAAGCTCAGCGGAAGTGGAAAGAGAAGCGGAAGCCTCAGAAATGAACGGCGATGACATGATCTGCCTCAAGTGCGAAAAGGTCGTAAACCTTAACGCTATGGGCTTATGCGTCCCATGCAGAACAGCAACGTGCAAAAAATGCGGTAAAACTTTTAAGTTTAGCAAAGATCAGTCTGACCACTGTTCTCGGTGCCGGTTAAAGCGTCGAAAACAGCTATCACGTCTTCAAGACTTCTAGCGACCAAACAGAGCGCGCCAAGGGATGCCATTTCACTCAAGAACTGCTTTTGCTCTGGAGTTATACGCCCTTTAGCGCTCTTCACTTCAATACAAAGCATCTTACCAGACCATATGCCAAGAATGTCGCTTGTTCCCTTTTGAGAGAATGGATCGTTTGAGCGTCTGAACACCTTCCTAGTCGGATCAAAGGTACCTATGCTTTTATTTTTCCAAGCCTTAGTCTTCGGCTGGTAGTTGAGCCACGCTAGGATAGAGCGCTCAATTTCTCGTTCTGATGGAGTCAATTTTGTTTTCGATGCGCTCAAGACGCCTCTCGATTTGCGTTTGACGTTCACGGCTTATTTCCTTTGTCTCAAAAGTTTCGTAACTCCACGAGACTAGAGCCATAGCAGACGCAATCAAAGCACTAATTCCGCCAAGCCAAGGCCCCAAAAGCCTGATGAATTCATCGTTCATTTCTGGCACCGCTCCTTTACATACGTTAACAGAGCTTGCCAGTCGTCAACAGTAAGACATGCGTAATTAGTTGAAGCCGGAATATCAGCAAACGGTAGCGAGAACTTGCTTCCATCAGCCTTGCCACACTCTAAAGTCTGAGTATTCACGTCAAGAAAGCAGACCGTTACTTCTGGTCCATCCTTCTTGCAGCCGCTAACCACTAAGCTACAGGCGACGAATAAGCTGACTAATTTGGACAGCGGCATCTCTGCGCTCCGTTGGTGTTTTGGCTTCACGGGCCTTCTTGAATGTTTCGGCTGCATCCAGTAGGAAGGTGGCTGGATCATCACCAAAAGTAGATTTCATCCATGACGCTATTTCGGTCATGAGGCTGACCATGGCGGGAATAGCTTTAAGAAGGGCTAAAAGGCCCGTGAAGAATTGCATGATTTACTTCTTGGAGAACTTCTTCAAAAACTCAACCACACCCTGAAGCGCTTTTTCTGGCTGCTCACCAGGAATAAGAAGCGCCAAAGCCGTAACCCCAGAAAGTAACGCAACGACTGCCGAGACAATCTCTGGGCCTTTTTCAATAACCATCTTCACAACTTCGATAGCCTTTTCCATTTAAGCCTTCCCCCTTTGAGCAAGATCAATAGCCGACAGGTAAAGATTCACTTTATCCACGTAAGCCTGATTCTTATACGCACCATTTAGCCCCTTAATTGGGCTACCAGCATTGTATGATGCTATAATATCGTCACGCTCTTTATGCTTTGAGGCAAGGCGCTTTAGAAGTTTTGCGCAGTATTCAAGATTAGTTTTCTCATCCAAAAGCTGAAACATCGGACCCTTAAGGCCAAGCTCGCGAGCCACTGCTCCCATAATCTGACAAAGGCCGTAGCTCGTCATCTGCAGGACGGTCTCAGTAGCTTCGGTGACTCCGTTGTCTTTTGCATGATCTTTCGTTTTAAAAAGCCACTTGTAATGAGGCTCAAAGCGGACGGCCCACCTGTTGTTAGAGCTTTCCGTTTGAATAATAGCAGCAAGCAGATTCTTCGGTACGTTCTCTGCGTCTGCTACGTCTTCAATAAGCTGCCAGGGTAGCCTCATGACCCATGCGTTTTGGTTCATTGTCTCGCTCTAGTTTCTAGCGCCTTTAAAACGTCTGGACGATCTATCTTAAGATCATCCTTTTTTGGCGCTTCCAAAATCATCGGGGCCTTTGGCTTTTGACCAAGCATAACAGCAGCTAAGTCTCCAGACTCGACAGGCTTGTTGCTTTGAATAGCCTTCATCATTTTAGCCTTCTTAAGACTGCTTAAGGGGCTATCCATGACGTCTTTTTTAACTGACTCTACTTGGTCTGGCTGGATCAGAATCTGCTCGCTTGAAACTGCGGGGATAGTCCTAATGAAGTCGTTTTTAACTTGGTTAATGACCTCAACGGGCATCCCAGCAAAGGCCGCTTCAATCTTCTGAACGGTAGGCATCCCCTGGACCTTCAAGTAACCATCCAGAATCTTTTGAGTCATGGCAGGGCCAAAGCGGTCAACCATACCACCGAAGCCACCGCCAAGACCTGCAATAACCAAGGATGAGGTAGGATCGCCAGTCAGGGCGTAGACAGCTCCACCCGCCCCAAGGCCCCAGAGGTTTACGTTCCTTGAGCCGATGCGGAATTCTTTCTGGAACTCTTGAGCAAGCTTAAGGTCGCTAATCATCTGAACGAAGTCTTCGCCGCTGAGCTTAGTCAGGTTCTGAAGAAACTTAACATATTCAGGATTCTTACCGCTTACAGCCGTGCGGATTGCACTAATGTTGCTAAGTGGTCGAGCAAATGGCCCGACGTCTTTAATCTTCTGCTGAGCTGCCTGAACTATTTGCTGCGTCTGAGCAGCCCTCTGTTGAGCTTTCATGACTGCCATAGCTTCAGGACTAGCAGTCTCTACTTTGCCCAAAGCCTGCTGAAGAGCGCCGGGACGCTTCATGCGAGCCATTTGCATTTCAGCCTTCCTCAGTGCCTCAGCTTCTGGACTCATCGTTAAAGCAGCTTCTGCAGCTCCAGGTAGCGCCATCTTTGCCCCAACTTGAATGGCTTGGACCTGTCTCTCAAACGGCCTTCCCACACGAGTCCCAAGCTCCAAAAGCACCGCTCGATCCAGGTCTCTTGCTGGAAGATCAATCCTTGCAATCTTAGGCGCTGCCCTTTCCACGTTACCGAAAAGCTTATTAGCCCGGCCTAAAAGGTCTGTATCTGTAGCGACCTCATCCATCACAGCCGCATATTCAGGGATGCTTTTAAGCTGCTCATCGAAGGCCTTACGGATAGACCGAAGCGCACGCTGCTCAGAATCGGTGAACTCGCCAGCGTCAGTGGCGGCTCGCCAGTCCTGGTCAAGCTGCTGAATCTTCTTTTTAGCGTCAGAGGCGCTCAGAGGCTTTTTATACTGCTTTAAGTCGTCGATGTAGCTTTGAATCTTTGCGTAAGCGGCAGCAGAGGCACCAGCTTTAGGCGCCTTTCCTTGAACCTTAAGCTCTTCTAGCGCCTGCTCTGCAGCCTGAATAGCTGGCTTAGCCTCAACGCTACGGCCAGACTTAAGGAGAATCTCATAACTCTTCTTCGAGCCTTGAACGACCTTCTCTTTAAGATCGGTTACAGCCTGAACCGCATCATCTCGAAGCGCTGCCTTGCCGCCAGTCATTGCAGCTTCTGTAGATTGTTTAGAAAGCTTTACAGCCTCATTAAACTTAGTTTGAGCTTTAGCCAGCGTTTCTCTGGCGTTAAACTTGGCCGCGTTAAACTCATCGGTACGCTTAGCCACTTCTTCTTTGAGAGCGTTCTTAGCTGCATCAAGCGCGCTTTGAGCCTGTTTAGCCGAAACTTCTCCAGCCTCGACAGCCTTTGTTAGCTCATCAACCTGAGCGTCGATAATGTCCTTGATGGCCTCTGGGGATTTGGCTCTTACCAGGGCTTGAGGGTCTTTAAGATACTTCTCAATAGCGCCCTCATTAACTCCACCAAGGGCAGAAAGAACCTTTTTAGCACCGCCTGGAGCAGCTTTAATGCCGCTAACCAGAGCTTGAGCGCCTCCGCCCAGCAGGCCCCCGAACTTTGCAGCGCTAGCGATATCCATTTCTTCTGGCGTCATTACACCGGTAGGAATCTGAGCGGCGCCCTTGGCAGCCTCAGCCCCCCCTGCAGAGATAGCCCCGCGAGCAATAGCCTGACCAATAGCGGTGGGAACCTTCCCAGCGGCAGCCCCAGCAACCGCTTCAACCGCTCTAGGAGCAGCCGTCAAAACTTTGCCAGCCGTGCCAAGCCTGCCAGCAGCCGCTAGGCCCCCAGAGGCAAGACCTCCAAGGACAGCCCCACCAATCTCAGCGGGAAGAGCCACCTCTGGCATTTCAGCCTCAAGGCGCCTTCTGCGAGCTATATCCTTTTCATACTCCTGCTTTATCGCTTCTTTACTAACCGCTTGCTTTGCGAACTCGCCGATACTTTCCGCATCAAAACCAGCGTCAATAAGGTTACCGACTACAGCGTTAATCCCGCTGAATACAGGCTCTGACAAGCCTCCGGTAATCCCTTCAACTGCAGAGCGTCCGCCCGTCTCGATCTTTTCTGCCAGAGATGGCCCTTTTTCTTCAGCCACCACTTCAAACGGCTTAGAAGGGTCAAAGGCTGGCTTTGCTTTAGCTTCTTCAAAGGGCATCTTCGGATCGAAAGCAGGTTTAGCCATAGTTTACTCGTAGGTTCCGGTTCTTGGGTTGTAAATATACTCGTGTCCGTTTTGAATGATACGCTTAGGCTTTTCAGCGGCAACGGCTTCCTTCATCCCAAACATAGCAGGGGCGCTTTCTTTGACAGAAGGCTCGGCGGCAGCGGTCTGAGGTTCATCCATAAGCTTCGAGACATTGTAACCGCTTTTCCCAAGGGTCTCAATTTGAGCCATTTTTTCGTCAGCGAGAAGCTGCTTAACGATGGCGATCTTTCCCTTGGCTACCTCTGGAGTGTCAGTAATGTTTGGAAGCATCTTACGATAACGCTCAATATCGGCGTCAGTCAGCTTACCGCGCTCAAGAGAAACGCCAATCTTTTGAGCCGCAAGTTTCATCTGAGCATCAAAAGTCCTGGTCTCTGTAGCGTATGGACTAAGTGAGGTAAGAGCGCCCTTTACTGGACCCATTAAAGGCGATGACTCATCGATAATTTTTTCAATCTTTTCAAGCTGCTTACTAGAAGTATCAATTCCAGAAAGAAGCGCTGTTTGCTCAGCGGTCAACTTTGATCCAGCCGCTACTTCAGCGCCTTTCTTTCCGGCTTCCCGCTCTTTAGCCGCTACTTCACGGCCTCTAAGCTGCAGCTCCTGCTCTTTTCTGCGCTCTTCTGCTGCAGCCTTGGCCTTCTCTTGAATTAGCTTCAGCTTCTCAAGGTCAGACTTTGCAAGCTTCTCTTCCTTTTCCTCTTGGCGCCTTTTCAGCTCATCAAGCTGCTTGAGACCCGCAGTAGCCGCTTCTCCACCAGCTACACCGCCAGCGATGGCCCCCATCCCGGTGCTTGCGCCGATGGCAGCTCCTAGCACCTGTGGAACGAACCCGATCAAGAGCCTAGCGACCAGCTCTTTATTCGACATACTCTCTTTGGAAGTCGCCTCAAGCTCTTCTTGAACTAAAGCGGCTTTCTCTGGAGCTGATGCTTTTTGATATTCTGGCTTTTTGTTGAGGGTTGTTTCGAATCTTGAAACAATCTTTTCAGCTCCAGAAAAAGTCTTCTCATCCGGCGCTTTGCCTGTTTCGGCATCGGCCAAGATAGCTTGCCCTTTTTCTAAGGCTTTCCCCTTCAGTCCAGCGCTTTGAAGTGCCGAGAGAACGTCAACCATTTGCAAGCCCCCGTTTTGCAATAAACCGCCCGATCATTCTGCAAAGCGGTATCCCGGCCTTCATCATCACCCAACCGATAAGATTAGGGCTTTTTGCCACACCCATTTGATAAGCCATTTGCTTAGCCCATGGTGTGGCGATGACATAAGCTACAAGCGTCCAGAACCTAGAGCGCTGCATAAGCTCAACTGCGCCAGTAGCCCATGAGTGATAGCCGATCATCACCTCTGGGTCTGTCTTCATTAGCTCCGCTCCAAAGACTTGGTCAGCTTCAAAGGTTTCTGTATCCATCAACCCTTGAGCATGAAGCTCGGTACAGATGATCTTTCCCTTGCTAGAAGCCTTTTCCATGCTCTTGCCATAGGTCTCAGTAGCTTCTTTTTGTAGTCCAGCGGCTTCAAGGGCTGCGATCTGTTGCTCTGCTGCTAGTTGAGCTGCAAGGCCTTGGAACTGACGGGCCTGCTCAGAGCTAAGCGCTCCAGACACCCCTTGCTCATAAGCTCCGAGAGCCTTCTCTTGCTGTGCAGCCTGTTGAAGCATCAGCTGAGTATCTGCTGCAGCCTTCTCTCTAGCTGCCATCTGTCCGGCTTGAGCCTGAAGGGATGCGGCAGCCCCACCACGGACTCCCTGTCTAGCCAACGCAGCTTGAAGCGCCCTGTTGCGCTGCTGTTCAGCGGCTTGCTGTCCACCTGCCATCTGAGCCTGCATGGCGGCCAACTGTGGGGCATTAAATCCAGCTAGCGCTTCTTTACGCTGCGCCAGAATGTCCTGCATCTCTTTAGGCCCAGTTCCAGCTACGGACTCAATCTGTTGAGGCGTCATTCCAGCAAAACGCTTTCTAATCTCTTCGCTCTTTTGAGCAAGTTCAGCATCAGCAGCAGCCTTGTCAGCCTTTGCTTTGTTTTCGCTTTGCACTTTTCTTTTCTTGGTAACCTCTTGAGACTTTTCCCAGTTCTGAGCAAGTCCAGGGTTATACTTGTAAGGGTTTTCAGCGCTGTAACCTTCAGGATTACCGATAGTTTTTTTGGCCATAATCACCTCATTAAAATAATCGTCGCGGTTACCGTACTTAGACCCGTGTTTCGGAAGTAAACAGCGGTGCTAGTCCATGGGGTTGCGCTGTCATCTATTGTGCTTCCATCTGCCTTTACGATCAATCGCTTAGACGGAATAACGCCAAGGTTGTGACTATAACCAGTAGTCAGTCCAGGAGCCAAAACAACCTCTAAAATCTGGATATTGAAGTTATCTTCAAAGGTCAAATTAGCTAACCCAGCCTGAAGCTCCTTGAGCGATAGGGCTAGCCCGTTCAGCAGGTAGTGAATAACCTCTTCAATCGTCTTTCCGATCTTAAAGGTTCTGAATCCGCTAAACTTAGCCATTAGCGCTTAAGTCCAGGTTTGTATGGAAGAGCTACTTCTAACTCATATCCAGTGATGGCTATATTTTTCTGATCTTCTGCATTCCTTAAAATAACGCGAAGCGAGATACAGCGACCATTTGAAAGCTTATGCTTTAGGCCAGAAGTAGATGGGTCTCCGTAGACGCTTCCATATTCAGACTGACCGTATCCACCTGATCCAAACTGAATCGAACAGACTGAAATAGGAGCGTCAGCGGTAAAGTCTTTCTCCGTCTCAATCCCTAGCAAAAACTCGTTATCCAGTGATTCTGAACTAAAGACCTTAATGCGCTGAAAGTTTTTAAGCACTCCAGTCTCACCCAAGAACTCCCACGGACTCTTGTAGAAACACTCAATAGGCTTGTCATGGTCTTGATAGTCTAAGTAAGTGCCAGAGTTTTGAAACCGATACAGATAGGCTTGAACGTCTACGCCAGCCCCAGATGGATCAGCGTCTCTACGCTCAATAAACAGGATCTCTTGATCTTCCTCTGAAAGCGTCATCCCGCCAGTAGCGTCAATCTTCGACCACTTTACCCAAGCGTCGCGAGTGTAGTCATAAACAATGGTTACGCTGTTCTCGTTAGAGAAGCGCTGACCAGATAGCTCAGACTCAGCCGGGATGAATACTATGTACTTTTCCCGCTTACGGTCATTTAACCCGATTGCTCGCTTTGGCCTCAACGTCTGCTCATCTGTCAGACCAAAGCTGTTAAAGAGAGGGTCAATACGGCTGTTAAGCTCTGAATCTTTTGCTTCCCCAAGACCACGCGGAATAGTCGCTCCGGTCATTACCCTTGGACCATTTAGAGACAGAAAGCATATTTTGCCCCGTACATCCTGAATAGACGCATGAGATGCGCAGCCAATATCTTGAGTAATGACATCGACCCGAAATGATTGGTTTGGAATGTCTCCAGTAACCGCATGGATAGCTCTCGTCTGAAAGACAAGAAACAGGTCATTTGACGGATGCAGTCCGCTGATAATGTCGCCCTGGAGGTTAGTAACCGTGAACTGGTTTCTAACCAGCGGGAAATACTCCGGGTTCTCTACGTCAGAAAAGCTGACTTGATTAGGATTACTAATGTTTCCAGCCGTAACCATGAGGGTCTGATAGGCTGAAATATACTTTCCTGCTACTGGCGGACTCCGGTCCGTAGCAAGCTCCAAGAACTGCAGAAAGAGCGAGCTGTCAGCCGTGTTATCTGTATAATTCTGAGTGGCTGCAAAAGAGTTGTTAGGTATCTCGACAAGCTCAAACCAAAGGGTAGGGCTGACGGTAGTGTTCTTGTTTCTGAGGATCTTGATTCTCAGATTATTTGAAATGACAGCGTTGTCAGAAACAGTAACCGCAGCGCCAGCAATGGAAACGCTAGTGGCGTTAACTCCGGTAACTTGCCTTTCTACATACGATGCAGAAACCGCATCATAAAAGTAGGCTGTATCTCCAGCCTTCATCGTGTGGCTTCCGCCGGAGCCGTTATCTACCGTGATGGTAGTAACTAGCGTCTGAGCGCCAGCGACAATAGCGCAGTTAGTATTAAACCCGCTCCCAGCCTGAATGTTTGAAACGGTTACAGTCGCTGGATTAGTCCCTGGATCGACATAGGCATACTCTGGAGAGTCAAAAGTATTGCCTTCTGTGAAATTACCGTTCGCGTCCACTTGGATAAATTGCGAGCGCCAGACATAGACTTCAGTAGTACCAGCCGTTCCGGTTACAGTAGTTGAAAAAGTACCAGTTGACCCATCGCTAGCAGGAGGAAGGCCAGCACGGTAAAGATTCTGTCCATCATATTTCAAAATGGGATCGTAACCGTTTGAGAAGTAAATGCAGTTCTGAAGCTGAACTGAGGTTACGTTCTCAAAGTTCATCTCGTTTTTATTCGTTTCAGACCCGTCAAGTGGACCGCTTTTTCCAGTTTGAGCGCTGGTGTTAAGTCCAGTCCAGTAAGCAGCGTTAGTCGTTACCGTTTGACCGATCAAGCTAGCTAGTGGAACGGCTTTCAAGAAGGCTGCTGGAGTGCTAGATGATCCAGAAACAGTAGCAGAAAAGTTACCCCCGGCAATACCGTCAATAGCAGTCTCCAATGCACCGACAGTAACCGGGGATACCTCATCCCGTCCCAAACCTAATCCTAGATTGAGAACGGTAGACGTGCCTTCATCAATGCGGCATCGGTATTGTCCAGTCGCCACATCAAAGAAGATTTCAATCTGAGCGACCGGATTCGCTCCAGAATATGTAATCGTGATGACCGACTCTACAAGCTTCTGGATAGTGTTAGATGCGCCAAGAACCTCTTGCTGCTCTACACCGTTTGAATCAACCCGGTTATAGGTGAAGATACCAAACTTAGCACCAGGCTCAGAATGAGGTTGAAACCCAGTTCGCTTTTCAATGGTACCAGTCGGAGTAAACTGAATGTTATCTACATCAGTCGCTCTCTGTTCTGGGAACTCTAGGTCATTCGACCGAAGATCGAAGCCGAAGAAGTTCTGATACCGTTTAGCGAACTGATATTGGACACCCATTAGAAGCTATCCCATCCAAGATATTGACCATCCAAAACCGGAACGTAGTCAGGATCGTTGTCAGGTTCGGCAAACGCCGTCTGAAGTGTCGTTTGAACCTTGAGCAATACCTGACCAAGAGCATCGGCATCAGTCGAAGAGTCGCGCATCAAGATTCTGGTATTAGTGTATTCTAGGAGATACTTTTCGCAAAGGTCTGGAAGCTCTGAAAAGTTAGATGAGAACGTCCCTCTACAGACCGCATCTCCAGCTTCAATGGTCTCTCCGTCTTCATAAACGAAGCCAGCGTCAACCGTTACAACCCCAGTCGAGCTGATTGCGCTAATCGGAATGCCCTGCATCTTAATCTGACCGTTTTTGTCTAGAATAGTGATGAAGTTTTCTTCCAGAAGAGCAGCGGTATCCATTAAAACAGCGTCATCCAAGACCAGGCTTGTAATCGTCTTGGCTCCGGTATCCAGAGTAACCGACTCAACAGTAGCGCGTTGAACGTCTAGCTTAGGGATAGAGCGCTGATAAGTAACTCTAATCTTGCTGCCAGAGCTTTGGGGCTTAGGCTGAAGCAAAATCTGAGTGCCATTACGGATATAGAAGCTCGGGTCCGTCTGGATGCCAGATAAGCGCTCTTTAATAGACCCCTTTTTAAGTGGGTAGTAATTCTGAGCATTCCCGCTTTGAGTAAACTCGATCGCATCAATCCGAGTGCCCATGAATACGTCTGAAGGGATTGAGTAACCCTCTTGCCCAGCAGTCAGACTGATTTCCTTAATCTTCATCAAGATATGAGGAAATGAGCTGTTCAAGATGGTATGGATTTCCTCCTGACCATCATTGAAATACTGGATAAACTCTTCATCTTGAATGCCAGCCGTCTCAGTGTATTCTTGGTTCTCTGTTGCGCGACGGCTCGCCAGAATCAGAGTTTCCAGCTTTCTAGCCATTGGTTACCCCTTCATCTTATTTTTCATGCGGGCAACGATGATAGCCACTTTGTTTTTATCGACTGGCTTTTTCATAGGAGCTTCTTCTTCATCTCCCATCGGCTCTTCATATTCGCCGCCTTCTTCTTCTCCAGCCTTCTCGCCTTCCATTTCATCTTCAAACTCAGCAAGCGACATGCCCAAAGCTCCGAGCGCTTCCATAAGCATCTCGTAATGCTGCTTAGCCGCTTCCATCTTGCCTTTACCGTGCATTTCCATAGGTTCCATAAACTCTCCTTATTTGATTGCTGCGCGATAGCTTGCAATAAGCCCACTCAGCGGACCAGTCATTCCAGCCGACTGCTCTGCAAAGGCTTTGTTAAGACCAGTAGCAGTAACTCCAGCCTTCTGGCTTGCAAGGTCTCTTTTAGATTTCTCGGTTGTCGCTTGAGCCTTCAGAAGACCAGTAGCCAGTGTGGATGCAGCTCCGATCCCAGCCGCTCCAAGATCTCCCATCGAAGCATCCCCAGAAGCGCCTAAAGAGGGTCCAGCGCCATCAGCGAACTGAGAACCGATCTCTGGCATGGTTAGTTCAGCACTTGCTGGAGCGAATCCGCCAAGGAGCTTTTGATCTTCTGCTGACAGACCTTGCATGTAGTCTTTAAAGTTAAGCGCCATAATCATTTCACCATGGTCGAACGATAGGCATTGATAAGGTCTTGAAGCGAATTCTGCTTTGCCTGTTGAACTTGTGAGTGCCTTGACTGCGTCATTTCATAAACGCCTTTAGCGCCTTCTGCTGCGGTAGCTTTTTTCTCTGCTGCACTTTGAGCAGATTGCCCAAAAAGCCCAGAGAGAAGCTGGCTTCCACCGAAGATTGCTGCCATCGTAATCGGGTCCATGGATACTCCTTAGCTAAAGTTTAGCTGCCAATCTGAATAATATACAGCACCAGTGTAATAAAGACTAACACCGTCAACAGCGCCTGAAGACTCCGTCCAGATAGGCTCTTGAGCTTGAGGCCATTTTACTGCTGCTGGCCAGGTAAAGGTCAACGCCGTGGCTGGATTGATAAAGAAAAGCTTATACTCTGCACCGGCTTGAGCATTAGCAAAACTAACCGTAAGCGTGCCGGTTGCTGCCTGAAGATTAATGACGTGTATATTTCCAAGATCAAAATCAACAGTAACCGACTGATTGACTCCAGTTACTGTAATCAATGAGGCTTGGGTTAGCGCAATGTTTGGAGCAAGCTTATCACTCGTAACGCTATCAGAAGCCAGGCCAGCGGTATCAATTTGATTACCTTGACCGCCTCCAGAATGATCGTGACTAGAGATTTTATTCCAAGCGCCAGTCAATACTTGCTGGCCCCAGTTTCTTGTCCCAGAAGTGGGGACCGTAAGCGTAAGACCTAGATTGATTGTCGTATATCCCACGATCCCCTCCTAGTTAGCGTACCACTTTAGCGCGGGCTTCAGCGCGCAATGTTTTGATCTCAGCAGGACATGGCACACCTGCGTCCACTTCCCGGATGATAAGCCAGTCAGTCGATGCAAGGTAGGCCAGAGCCTCAGCGTTGATAGCCTCTTGTGCAACCTGCGCCGTGATGTCCTCGATCTCGACAGTATACTCGGCTTTGAGCTTCACCCACTTCTGGGAGACGCCCTCTGAACCGGAGCGCATCTCTTCTTCGAGAACGTCAGCGTCGTCGTATGCTTCAGCCATCGGCTCGTCTTTATGGAGCACCCAGCGTTCGGGCTTGCCGAAGCAAGGCTCGTAATGAGCCTCATCGGCAAAGTCCGAAGTCCAAGAGTTTGTAATGATTCCGTTTTTTCTAACGCTATATTTGATCATGTTTAATTCCCCACGCGAACGATGCTTACAAAGTTAAATCTTCCATCGTTTAACATGCCAACTGGCGATACACTTGAGTGAGATGCGCCAAATCTTATAACTTGACCGGCTACCAAAGATGCCACCGCGCTAAAACTTGCCGGTTCAATAGTTCCTGCTGTTTCTGCATATGTCTGATCAAGGGAGTAATAATTCGCAGGATCATCTACTGAAAACCCAAATCTCCATTGGATTGAGGTATCGTTGGCAGCCCCATTCCCATTTATTAAATACTTTCCTGAAACAGGAATTGTATAGGTACCAGCAGAGGAGTTATATGACTTATGCGTATCAATAGATGTCACCGCATGAGTGATAGCCTTCATTGCATCCAGAGATCCATTTGCCACTGTTGACGTTGATCCGTATGCCGCAAATGCAACCGTCTCACTCGCCGCGATAGTGGCTGGGCCGGATGTCCTTGCGATGCTCAGATAGTTATCAGCAGCAGCAGTGTAAGCAGGAGTTGTAAGATTGGTTCGTGACCTTGCTGTGATAACATCCCCGGCATTGCAGAATACACGCTTTGTCGTTGATATTGCACTGTCACCAGCCCCAGAAACGTAACGGTAGGTCTGCCCCCTGTTTACAGAACCGACCCAGATCTCAACAGCCAAAAATCCAGCTGCAACAGTATGAGTTATTCCGTATCCAGCGGAGACGTCATAAAATCCTGTGACCTGAACCGTGTAAGATCCAGCACTATATGCCGCGTTCGTGTCGTAATAGGTTCTGGCTGTTGAGTAGTTGATTATGTTTGAGGACGTGTTGAGCGTCCCGGTTGGAGCCGTAGAACCTGCAGCGCTTGATCCAATTTCCAAAGCAACCACCCTCGTATCGGTGTCGTTGCTCATGGAAACGGAGGATGAGAGGCCGACTACTGGAATCCTGAAGTTAATCCCAATAGTGTGACCAGATGCCACAGTTACCGTTGGAGTGTAGAAAACAATAGAGGAACTTCCTGTAACTCCTGTTGCATAATATACAACACCTGTTTGCAGCGCTCCGGAACCGGTGTTTCTATAAAGTCCATCACCGCAAGCGGTTCTAATTCCTGTAGATGGTTCCTTATTTACGTCAATCACCACTCCCGGCGGAAGTGCAATTGTCACTTCGTTCACGCTACCAGCACCACTAAACGTGAGATCGGCCTGATAATCGTAGGAGTCTCCCACTCTTCTATAAAGTGCAGAAGTTACAACAACTGTTGCAGCACTTGTGGCTGTCATTCCAGAAACAGACTGCCAATCCGTTACAGGGCTTCCGTACACGACCTTTTGCGGCCCGAGCTGGAAATCATCCACCTTAAGCGTCGTCGCTGCTGCTTCGCTGTTAATGCAGACCAGAACGATCCGGTAGGCAGAAGACTCGGTAGCAGTCGTCTGGAACGTACCCGATGCGAGTCCTACGCCCGATCCTTGAACAAGGTTGTATACCCCGGCAGGTTGAATCCAGCTCACCACGGTGTCAGGGGTGCCGGTCGTGACTTCTGCAATGTAGACTGCCCAAGTGTTTGCAGTCGTGCCTGAGAAGTCCATGTTGGTCGTGATAGCCTCATACGCGAATGACCAGCCCATGACCTTCGCGACATCCTCGCGATCAATCGTGAACTCTTTAGAAACAAGGCAGTTACCAGCCGTGAAAGCCGATGCGCCCTGAATAAGAAGCGAGTTAGCGCCTTCGAGCGGGCTTGAGCTAGAGGTTGCGATCGTGTGTCCTGCATCAGCAGCACCGATGTTACCGGTAGGAATGAAGCTAGACAGGGATACCTTCTGCATCGACCAGCTAGTGGTAGCGCCACCGTCGAAGTCAGGATTCTTAATGTAGTTCTTGCCACCAGTGCCAGCTCCGACTTCAACCCAGTTAGTCGTCGAACCTGCATCGAGCTTGCGGTAAATAGTCCCGCTCGTCGTGTTGAGGAGCAGAGAACCCGGTTCTGCGCTGACGGCAGAGGTCTGTGGGTTAGTAGTAGAGCTGATGATGTCAGCCCCACCGTTAAGTGAGAGCGTCCCTTTCAGCGTTTTGACTTTTGATCCTGAGAAAATCGTTGCTGGCATTTAAGTAGTCTCCTAGTTCATCAACCGATGAAGTTAATTGCCACAATTCCACTAGATACAGACACAGTCGAATCAAGACGTTTTAAGCTAACCCGAGTACCGGCAGGGATTGAGTGTTCAATCGTCTGGTCGGAACCTGGACCCATTACAAGCTGAAGCACCTCAGAAAGAGCCGCTCCAGTGTAAACTCCGATAAAAGCTCCAGTCGTATCGAGGAGCTGAAGTTTCTTTACCGCCGCAGCAGTTGAAACAACCACAGCAATTGGTGAACCCGAACTTCCTGGAATGGTGTTGCCTGGTAGCGAAGTATCCAAGATGCCAACATCAAGAAGATCGACCACCGACAAGGTATTGACGTCAACCTTACCAATAGTGTTGGTCCCGCTTGGCAGTGCAGCTACAATGTCGACCTGGACTTCAGTACCGGAGACACATCCAGCCAAGGAGCTAGTGTCAGCCTCTACAGACGCAAGAGTAGACTCGGTAGCAGCGCCAGCAGGAAGCGCGGAAGTCACTACGTCAACCTGAAGCTCATTGCCGCTGATAGCGTTGTCAATCAGCTCGACAGCCGTCTTAATAGCCGCAAGCGTGGTTTCGGTAGCGACAGCGTTTCCAGCTCCATCCGTCACTTTAATGGCGGTCTGGTCGCTTGCGATGACAACCGGCAAGCTGTTTGCCATCGTGTCTTGGCCAAGAACCGCAGCATCAAGGCCAGCAAGGGTGGACTCGGTCGTGAGGGCGCCCGATGGGGTGACTTTTACGTCGACATAGCCGCCGCCACCGCCGGTCGTCTCACCGTGAATGATCGTGTTAGTTACAAGACCCTTATCGGTGCCTTGCAGGTTAGTCGAAAGAAGAACCACGTCCGCGACATCGCCAGCGCTGTCAACAATCTGACTCTTTTGAGTGCCGTCAGTTTGAGCGGCAGCAGTCGCCAAGGTGCTTACAGTGGCCTCTGTGGCCAGTGTTGAAACAGTCGCTTCAGTCGCAAGGGTTGATACTGTTGCCTCAGTCGCAAGCGTGGCAACCGTGGCTTCCGTCGCCAAGGTGCTGACAGTAGCCTCTGTAGCTAAGGTAGATACCGTGGCTTCGGTAGCAAGGGTGGCAACAGTAGCTTCAGTAGCCAGGGTGGCGAGCGTCGTCTCGGTGGCTGCATCAGGCGGGAGATCGACCACTCGGGTATTGATCACGCCTACCGCATCAGTGCTGATGACATGGACCTGACTTCCTGAGTAATCATATCCGGCAATAACCTTCTGCACTGCCGGAAGAGGATCTCCGGAAGCAGCAGTCGCCTGCTCTACCGAAGTCGTCTGAAGCACGCCTCCGCTATCCACAAGCGGATACTTATGCCGGTAGCAGGCTACCAGATCGAGCGTAGCCGGAGCAGCAGGCAGAGTCTCTGCAAGGGTGATGGTCTGCCCGTCTACGTCCCAAACCTTAACTTCCTGAGAGGTATTAACAATCAGGAGCACGTCACCTTTAAGGACAGCGTGACCGACGGGTGCGATTATCTGTTCTGCGGTAGTTCCAGCCTGGCATGGGATGTTGCCATCGACTAGGTAGACAAATTGGTGAGCTACGACCGAAGAGCCATATTGCAGCTCTCTGACAGGCTCAATAGTCTGAAACTGAGCCGATAGACGGTCGTCCTTTTCCTGCGTGCTGTAACCCCGCGGCGTACTCATAATGACACCTCATTCAAAAGCGCAAATTCACCAAAAATTTCTTTGGCCCATTCGTTGTATTGAATGGCTGCGCCGATTTCAGATTTAAACATTTTTGATTTTCTAAGGCCAATAGGCTTTGAAATAATAGTTGCCACCCATCTATTTCGAGACGGCTGCCATCTGACGCCTTTATATTTGCTTGTAAAATCACCTTTTGGCTTCTGCCTATTCGCAAGATTTTGCGATCTGGTGGCCAGCCTTAAATTTTCTTTGGTGTTGTCTAATTTATTTCTGTTCTTGTGATCTATGTCCAAAGAGTCGTTTTTCATTATTTCTTTGTGCAAATAGATCATTTTTTGTTTCCCGTTGTCTTTTTTTCCCCAACGAAAAACATAACCATTCCACTTTAAAAACCAGCTATAATTAGCGGCCCAAATGTACTCTTCGGCGTCAACTAATGCCGTTTTTTTGCCGCCACATATTTTTAGCTCTGCGCTCATTCTGTCTCCCTCCCCCTACTCGTGTGGGATCTTCGTGGTTATTTTTAGTGTAGTGGAAACCGTAATTAGTTCAAGGCTTCCACGATCATATTTAGCTCGGTAACGAGCAGGTTGTTAGCGTTAGATCCGTTGGCAATAAACAGCTCAAGAAAGTCATTTGTCGTCAGTTCCACGATAGCCTGGGAGTAGAAGTTTTCGTTTCGGCCCGTGGCGCTTGTCGTCGCCTGAGATTCTGACTCTGCGATGGTCTTACCGTTCTTGGCAGCCCTGACCAGAATAATAGTATTGTTGGTTGTAATTGCTTGCGCAGAGCAGGAGGCTGTCACCCGGAAAGATCGAGTGATGCCGCCGGTATAGGTCAGCCGGTTATTAGTATGATTGAACTTCTGGTTAACTGAGCTTGCCGTGGTGGTCCCTAAGATTTTCTCGAAAACCCCTGTGGTCGCGATCGTGTTTTGGGTCGTGTTGTTGGTGAAGTAGCACTGTCCGATTTCAGCCGAGTTTCCGATGCCCTTACAGTTGGTGAATAGAGCCTTATTGTCATTAAACTGCACGCCTGCTGTGTAGGTTGCTCCACCCGAGAAGTTACAAGTGTCGAGGATATAGCCCTCGACAGGTATGACAGCAGAAGTGCTGACGTTGATCGCGGTAGCCCCACCGAAGGCGACGAAAGAGCTATAAGTAACCCTGATCCGCCTGGTAATCGTGAGAGTTGAGGGGAAGTTGAGCGTCGTCTGAGCAGCTACGCCCGAGAACAGGCACTGAACGAAGCCAACAGTGCCGATCGTTCCGTTGAAGGTCATGCCCGAGCTGTTCAGTAATGCGCAGTCTGACATGATGAAGTTTGAGTAGTTCTGGACCGTACCTACTCCTGAACCGCCACCAGAGGAGTTGCAGTCAAGAAAGTTTACGCCAAACCAATCGAGCGCAGCCGTGGGCGTACCAGAGCCATTAAGGTCTAGCGCCGTTCCGTGAGTAATGGTCAGGTTCCGCATCGGGAGACTGTACTGCGAGGTAATCAGCGCAGTCGCAGCCGCTAAACCTGTGGACTTTAGTACACAGTTTTCTGAGCTTCCACCGATGATAGTCGTGTTCTGGCCGCAAACAATGCGAGCGCCTAAAAGATCTACCGTCGCCGTGATGAAATAGGTCTGGTTGTCTAGAAGCGTAATAACGCCCGATACCGCTTCGGGAAAGTCTTCGACCTTATCGATAAACTCGATCTTGGTAGACTCTAGGAAGTTATTGTAACGCGCGTATTGCTCAAGAAAACCCATGCGGCAAACCGGGGAGGATTGCTCCCCCCCGGCCTCATTTCAGATTAGACGATTGCGACTTTAGCGTACTTCACGCGAACCACGTCACCGGCAGACAGCTTCTCCTGTCCGACAGTGATCAGCGATCCAGCGAACGTGATTCGAGTCACGCTGCTAACCGTAGACAAGGTGTAGTCGTCGGTCGAATGGATTGCCAAACGATCGACAAAAGCGTTGATCGAGGCGGCAATCGCAAGGTTTGCGAGGTCAATGTACCCGTTGGTGATGTCGCCTGCCGAGAGGACAAACTTCTCCTGGACGAACTCAACCGACGCACCTTCGAGAGCGGTGATCGCAGACTCAGCAGTGCCAAGATCCGTATCAAGCTGCACGAGAGCAGCCTGGACTTCAGTAGCTCCACGGACTGCGGTAGGCAGGTTAATGTCGTCCGACTCAAGAACAACCGTTCCAGTTTGCCCGTTAACAGTGTCAACGTCCGAACCAGACTCAATTTCAACCCATGCAGAACCGTCGTAGATGTACGTCTTGGGAAGGCCAGCGCCTGCATCCAAGACTTTAGCAACATCACCCTCTTCGATGCCCGTCAGAGCATCGCGAGCGGCGATGTCAGCCACCACGAAAACGTCGGTAATGGCGATAGCAGGAACCTGAGAAGACTCCAGCTTGCCGTTAACGTCGAGGGTCGCGATCCCAGACGGCTGTCCGAGAACGTCGGTGACGCCCTCGTCGAAGAAGCCTTTCGTAATCACGTCTGCGTCATCGGAGACAACAGCGACAGAAGCGTCCATGCGAGGGCGCTTAAGGAGCTTAAGGACATCAGATCCGTCCAGCTCCAGAAGCTCGACGTTTGCGCTGTCAGCAGCGTTACGAGCTTTAAGCGCACCGCTGTTCAAGAGCAGGATTTTGGACTCGTCGACTGCATCATCTTTAATAAACTTCTTTTGAATTTGAGACATTAGTACCCCCTAGGTTTACACGTTCACGGCATAGATTATATGAATTATATCGCCAGCTTCCAGAGGAGAAAGTCCACTTACGGCGAGTGATCCGGCAAAATGCACCCTAGTTGACCCACCCACGTTTTCTAAAGTGTAATGAAGCCCCTCTGTGAACGATAGCCCTGAGCAAATAAATTTTTCCGACAGGTCGATAACCACTTCCGGAATATCAAAGTATTGGTTGACAATATCAATCGGAGATAGAGTCACGGTTTCTTTTCTAAACTCCACTGTGGGTACTATTGGGTTAACGGCATAATTGATTAGCACCTTGTCTCCAGAGACGATCTCAGAGACCCCACCAGTGGCCAGTTCACCTATTAGATTAATCCTGTGAACGCCGGAAACCTCGGATATCGTGAAGTCCAATCCCTCGATCTGGACTACTCCATCCACCTGAAATGAAAGCGAGTTTTCCACGGGAGCATCTAACAGCTCCAGGTATCCAGATAGTTCCTCGGTAAGCGTTACCGTCCTAGGCTCCTTGGTGAAGTTGATGCTTCCAAAGTCGCCAGAGACATTAACCTCTCGAAGGGTTCCATTTGGATCAATGCGTAGGACTTTCATAGCCGCACTATTCTTGATCCTTTCAGTACAATCAATCTCGTGTCATCAAAAGGCTGACCGAGCTTCAGGACCACTGTCCCGCTTGCTATAGGCGCCAAAACCGTAATTGCACCCGGTACAGTCTCGCTCAGGTAATACTCAGCAGCGGTGTCGAGACCGGAAAAGATCGACGCGCTCACCCCGTTAATCCTGACCGTGCAGGTAGCGTCTAGGTTCACCTGCTCCACAAGCCCGAGCACGTTTGAGTTTTCGAAGGTGTCAGCCAAAGCCTTGACTGCTATTCCAGCATCCATCCTCACAAAATCACCGACCATAACCGTAGGATCACAAGGAACCCCGGTCAGGATTGCGTTGGCGGAGTTTCCCGCTGGATTAAATGCACTGGTTAAAAGGCTCAAGCCAGCTCCTCAACGTAGGCCGTGCCGGTAACAGTGGGAGCTTCCATTCTTCCGTAGAGGGTTAACCCATCTCCCAGAAGAATCTCCCTGTGGCCTCCGTCGAGTAGACGAAATCCTAAGTTTGCTGCGGCGGTGTTAGAATAATTTAAAAGAATGACCCCCCCGTTATTGCTCTGATTCTGAACAATAACGACGCGGCGATCAGTGAGCTTCACAGTTGGGAGTGCTCGCCATTGGTTATTTAATAACGTAACCCTAGACGAGCTAGCCCCACCTTCTAAACCCTTAATGTAAACATCTCCGTCGATCTCATTAAGCACGACCGTATCAGCAGCCACCTTATTACCAGGAATGGAAGTGCCAGTCTGGACTTCCGCCTGAGATGGAGAAGCTGTTTTTGTCGGATATAGATCGACCTTAGCCATTACTTCCTCTTATCGTAATAGACTACAAAGTCAGCGGTAGCCGTCTGCGCGCCACCCGTAAGTGCCCACCGCATCCGAATCTTGCCCAAGATAGGGCTAGTCGTAGATGCGATCATAGCTCCAGTGGTTGTCAAAGAACCGCCCCCCGGCTTCGCAAGCTGCACGACGTCGAACCAGGTCGTTCCGTCTGGAGAGTGCTGAAGAAAGGCGTCAAAAGTAGTAAACCCAGCAGCGGAGCAGACCACTGAACCGATTACATCCATCACGTAAGCTTCCAAGCTAACTGGAGTCGTCTGTCCAGATGCTCCAGAAATTGCCCCGCTCTGCAATACAAGTCTTTGCACGCTTGCCATTTTAAACCCCCGTTAGGCGGCCCGGAGAGGATTCGAACCTCTGACCCGCTTTAAGTGCCGCGCTTAAAGCTACTCTACCCCTGAGCTACCGGGCCTGACTAGCCTTAGTATTCGTCAGCAGCGTCAAAACCTTGAACGATCAAGTGAAGCTCCACGTCAAGCGCAGAGGCTGCAAGATCAAAGGCCTTCACAGTGACAGCCGTTGCGCTGGCAGAATCAACCAAGGCGACTCCGATAGCAGCTCCGCCAACCGTAGCCGATACAACTGGAACGCGGGCAAATGGCTGGGCGAAAGTAACGGTATAGTCTCCAGTTCCGTTCACGGTCAGGACGCCATCAAGGGCACCGACCAAGAGCGAAGACGTGGAAACGCCATCGACTTTAAAGTGAAGCTGTCTAGGGAGACGCTGAGGGGACTTAATAGAACGAAGCATAAAACCTCCGGTTAAACTCGGGTTAAAAAGGGAGGCCAGGACAATCCCAGCCCCCCAGTACTGCTAGCAGATTAGATAGCCAACCCGCTGATCACGCCGTGGAACGATGGAACGATATAAGCTTCCAAGTATCCACCGAAGCGAGCTTCGTAAGCATCCGAAGAAGCCGTACGAAGGAAGACCGAACCATCATCATCGAACCAGCCAAAGTCTGGGCGATGGTGAATCTGAATGTAGTTGTCATTCAGGAGGTACATACGATCGTCTTCAATAAAGCGCTCTGGAATGACGGCCACTGGACCAGCGGACGACATGAACTCGACGCCCTTGAACGACACCTTGCCGACCAGCTCAGGAGAGCGTGGCTCAACAATGTATTGCTTTTGGTCTTCGAGCACGTTCAGGAGCTTACGATACTGAGTGAACGAGCAGAGGATGAGGTTAGGAACCTTACCGCTCTTGCGCTGAATCTCAAGCATCGTCTGGTTCATGAGGTCAGTCGTAAGACCTGCACCAGCAGCAGCCACCTGAGCACCTGCCTGCCAACGACGGCCCACGGTGATGCCGTAGAGGGAGCCTGAGGTAGCATCCAAGACGCCCTTGAGGCCGCTTGGGTCATTGAGCTTCGAGTTCTGCATATAGATTACATCCCCAGCGAGTGGGGTGTAGGAGCCAGAGACAGCCGTCAAGGTGACGGTTTTGGTCGCTGGAACCACTGCAGTAATTTCGAAGACAGCCGAAGATGAAGCAAGGTTCACATAGTCCTTTTCTTCGAAGTTGGCTTCTTTCCAGGTAGCGTCAGAGATAACGACGTCCCAAGGGCCTGCACCAGAAACACCGCCAGCGGCGATGGTTCCGAGCGATCCTGATCCGTCGTTAAACAGAGCGCGGCTCATGTTGCGCATCCAGCTCTCAACGCCCTTTTGAACTGAGTATTTGGTCAGCTCAACGAAAGCGCCTTCGTTCTGGCTCGAAGCTTTGATGGCTTCACGGTCGATCTGAATGACCGAGTACATCTTCTTCGAGGTGATAACTGCATCTTGCACCGCTGCGTAGTTAGGGGTTGGGAGTGATCCAGAACCCACGCCGCCAGCGAAAGAGGTAGGCACAGCGATATCCATGCGCTTACCGGTGAAGTTGAAATCTTTCTTCACGCGGCCAAGGAGCACGTTCGCAGAGTTGTAGGTGTTTTCAGAAAGTTTGCCGTACTTGATTTTGAACAAGTTCGACGCAGTGGTCAGGTTAAATTGAGCCATAGGCCCTCCAGTTATTTAGTTAAATGTCATCGAAAAACAGTGGGTCAGAACCAGCGTTTTTAACGGCTTTTGAGCCGCCCTGCCTGTTAGACTTCATGTTTTTCTCAATCTTTTTCGACAGCTTCCGTTCTGGAGTTTCTCCGTAGAGCTGAGCGATTACCTCTGCCATCTCCGCCTCACTTGCTTCGGTTTGGATTGCATAAGTAGCCAGTTGCTCTACAGTTTTCGCATCAGAAGCCAGTTCAGGATTAAGCTCCTGCAGCTTGGTCTCGATGAAATCGATCTTTTTAGTGTTGGCGTAATACGTGCCGAGAAACTCCGGAGTAATCTCGTCAGCGTTATGCCCCATCTTTGTAAGATCGTCCCATGCTTTAACCAGTGCGGCCTGGTCCATGCCGTGACTTTCCATCACCTGCTGGACCTTGCTTTCTAGGGCAGCCCTAGATTTAGCGGCCTCTTGAGTCTGCTTTTGCGTATCCATTCGCTTTTTGTAGTAGGCATTTTCTGCCTCTACTTCCCGAAACTTCCGTTCTTCGGGACTCATCGTCTGATACTCTTCAATCTGCTTTTGGATATTTCCAATCGCATCTTGATAAAGTGTCTGACTGTCTACGCCCATAGCTTCCCCGAGATAGTCCAGGAAGCCCCTAAGGTCTTTCTGGTTCACAAGGTAGTCATAGGACTTATTCAAAGCCTCAGAGATACCCTTACGTTCCTTCTCAAAGCCTTCTTTTTCAGCTTTGTAAGTCTTGTAAAGCTTATCCAAGTGGCTCTGCTGAGAGTAGCGATTGATAGCCTCCTGTAGCGGGACCTCTACGACTTTACCGTCAACTTTGACGGGGACGAGAGCATCTGCAGCCACGTCGAACTCTGTCTCACCACTTCTCAACTTATATAGTTTGGCAGGGGCGTCAGACTTTTCAAGAGCCTTGGCCTCTTTTCCTTTTGAAGCCTCAACCTTTTCATCTTTCTCTTCAGGCTTATCTTCTTTAGCCTTCTTAGTTGACTCTTTCGGTTCGGATTTAGGCTCTTGCTTAGGCTTGCTAGTAACAGACTCCAGCTCGTCCCAAGAGGCGGGGGATTCCCCCCCTCCTAAAACGATAGGCTCCGCTGCAGGCGCGGTATCTCCAGAAAACGGTGCGGCATTAGTTTCCATCTAGTTTCCTTGTCTTAAATGCCCTTGGTCGGCTCTACAGGAGGCATCATGCCGCCAGCCTGCTGAGCTTCCATCGGGAGTTGAGGTTCAAGAGTCGGCTGTTGAGGTTCCCCGCCGACCATAGGGTTTACTGGAAGACCGGGCATTGGAGCCATACCTTCCGAGACTGGCTGCGCTTCTGCAGGCATAGGCATTTCTGGAGCCATTGCCGGAGGAGCAGGAGGAGTGAAGAACATCGGGAACATGGGAAGCTGTCCAAGCTGTTCAGCGAACCCTGGGGACCGCTTAGC